TTCAATTAGTAGAGTTGGAACTACTGAGCCATTCGAGCTACAAGTGGCGCGTGGCCAGATACCTTACCACAAAACTGTCTTCAAGTTCGGTTATAACGCTGCTGTTGGATCTACAAAAGAAACCATCTGGGAACAAGGTGGTTTATACGCTTATCCCGCGTCAGCTACAGTAATGACTGTATCAAGCAGTTCAGCCAATGACACTGCTGCAGGGACTGGTGCAAGAACAGTAGAAGTTTTTGGCCTAGACGCCGATTACAACGAAATAAACGAAGTTGTCACATTGAATGGGCAAACTGCTGTTAACACCACAAAGTCTTACCTCCGTATAAATCGTGGCATTGTTCGCAGTGCAGGCAGTGGTGGTGCAAATGCTGGCACAATTTACACAGGAACAGGCACAGTGACCGCTGGAGTTCCAGCTAACATTTACCTGACCATAAATGGGGATGGTGATAACCAAACATTGATGGCTCTTTGGACAGTTCCCGCAGGATATACAGCATTCCTTACAAAGATGGCTTTGTCCACAGGAACATCTACCAACACCCAAGCCGTTTTAAATGCTAGTCTTGTTGCTAGGCCATACGAAGAAGTCTTCCAGATAAAAGAAAGATTTACTCTGACAGATGGCGCACACGAACAGTTTTATACTTTTCCATTAAGGTTCACAGAAAAAACAGACTTAGAGATGAGGGCGTTTTCTTCCTCTGGGTCTGTTGACTTTAATGTTTCTGCATCAATGGAGTTTGTTTACATAAAAAATGATGGAGCGACATAATGGCTACTTCAGGAACAGTGACGTTTCGACCAAATGTTGAAGAGATTATTTCTGAAGCCTTTGAGCGTTGTGGGATAGATCCACAGACGCAAACAGGTTATCGGTCTGTCTCAGCGCGTCGTAGCCTCAACCTACTCTTCTCTGAGTGGTCAAACAGGGGCATCAACTACTGGGCAGTCGAAGAGCAAACACTAACGCTGGTGAACGGCACAGTGTCTTACACGCTGCCAGTTGGGACAATCGACATCATCAGCGCAGTCATCCGCGACAGTGGGGCTGGGACAAACTCTGATCAGATCATCAACCGTGTATCTATCGAAGACTACAACCAGCTTCCAAACAAAAACGAAGGCGGCAAGCCAAGCCAGTACATGCTGGACAAGAAATACACTCCTGTGGCGTACTTCTGGCAAGTCCCAAACACATCTACATATAGCATGGTTTATTGGGCTATTAGGCAGCTTGAGGATGTCACAGCATCTAATCAAGACGCAGATGTTCCATATCGCTGGAACGAATGCATCTGCGCTGGGCTTGCAAGCAAGCTATCAATGAAATTCGCACCTGAGAAGTTTTCTATGCTAAATGAGATGTACGAAAGAGCATTCAACTTCGCAGCGGCATCTGACAATGACGGTGTATCTCTGAGGGTTCAGCCGACAGCGCTGAATTTATATTAATGGCGAAATACGCAAGAGGTAAAAAATCCTACGCGATAAGCGACAGAGGTGGTTTAAGGGTCAAGTACACTGAACTCAAAACCACTTGGGATGGCTTGCGTGTTTCTCCAGATGACTGGGAACCAAAGCATCCACAGCTTACCCCAGCAAAAAATGTTGTCGATGCCACGGCGCTCTTCAATCCACGTCCAGACAACGACCCTGAAAATGTAGAGTTTTTTGTCGGTTATAACTATGACATCTTTACGCCTATTCAGCAACGTCCACCTGTTGGGATTCCGGGTCACGGTGTTGTTGCAAGTATTCCAAGATCATCGCTTGAGTATGAGCTATCAGTTACTGGCGTATCTGGTACAGTAACATTAGGTGATTATGATACAGGAACTGCTGTTAATGGTCTATCTGGTACGGCTGAAATTGGTGATTACACAGAAGAAGCTGAGTTAACTGAGACAGGTTTGGCTGGTGATGGCGACACAGGAACGGCAGTTCCAAACATTGTGATTGATATTTCAGTGACTGGCCTATCTGGTACTGGCGCACTAGGAGACTTTGATACTGCAACTGTTGTTAGTGGTCTTGCGTCAACAGGTTCGCTTGGAACATTTATACCTGAATCAGAAATTACTGAAAATGGCGTAGCTGGGGCTGGCGCACTTGGTACATTTACTGAAGAAACAGAGCTTGAAGAAACAGGTGTGTCTGGCACAGCAGTTCTGCATGTCATTGGTGAATCTGGTGGTAGCGAGTTCCGCGTTAACGTAACAGGTATAGCTGGTGTATCTGGCGTCGGTACAATTGATGAAGAAGAAGCTGTCTCAGAAATCTCTGAAACTGGTCTAGGTGGCACAGGTGCAATTGGAACAGTTACTTTGGCTGTCGGATATGGTAATGGTGCTTGGGGCGATGGAACTTGGGGTAACGGCGTATGAATTATACACAGTTAGTAGCTAACATTCAAAACTTCTTAGAAGATGATAGCGCAGAGTTGTCAGCTTCTATGGACCAGATCATAGCACAGGCTGAAGAGATGATTTTTCAGCGCTTACCAAACTTGCCATGCTTTCGCCAAACAACATCTGCAAGCCTTGTTCAAGGCACATCAGAATATGTTGTCCCATCTGCGCGGATGATCAGACAGGTTTCTATCATTACATCAAACGTCACAAATTACCTAAACCACAGAGTGGATTCTTACCTTCGTGACTATTGGCCAAACGCCACAACGCAAGGCGTTCCAGAGATGTACAGCACCAAAACAGCGGCCACTGGCGGTACAACAATTACACTAGCGCCAACTCCAGACGCTACCACATCCACATACCAAGTTGATTACATTGCCCCTGAGACTGGACTTTCTTCAGGCAATGCAAACTCTTGGATTGGTGATAACGCAGAAAATGTGTTATTAGCAGCGTGTCTATATGAAGCATCAGCCTTCCTCAAAGCTGGGGAAACACTATCGCTTTATAAGACACAGTTTGACGAAGCAGTGCAATTATTTGTACAAGAAATGCAGCGAGACTATGCTGCTGAATATAACGGAGGCTTATAATGGCTATTACTCAAGCAATGTGTACCAGCTTTAAGGAAGACTTGTTCCAAGGTGAACAAGACCTTGATACTGATACAATCAAAATAGCGCTGTACACTTCATCAGCGACTTTGGACTCAACAACTACAGCATATACAACGACTGAAGAGATTACAGGAACAGGCTATACGGCTGGTGGTGTGACTCTTACAGGTGCTACAATTGGTACATCTGGAACTACAGCATATGTTGATTTTGATGATCCTGAATGGACATCTGCATCATTCACAACGGCTGGTGCTTTGATCTATAACTCAACACAATCCAACCAAGCAATCGCAGTATTAAGCTTTGGTGGAAATTTCACAGTGACATCAGGTACGTTCCGAATTGTATTCCCAGCGGCGGGTGCAAGTGCTATCATTCGTATCGATTAATATAAGGAAAAAACAGTATGGCTAGTACCTTTGACAACGACCTTCGCCTCGAAGAAATGGCCACTGGCGAGAACGCTGGCTCTTGGGGTACGAAGACTAATACAAACCTTGAATTGATAGCAGATGCTTTTGGATACGGATCGTTTACCGTAGCAGATGCTGATACCACACTTACTATCCCAGATGGATCTGGCACAGACAATGCTCTGCGCTCTTTTGCTCTGAAGATAAACTCCAGTGCGGATCTAACTACAACTAGAACGCTTACTCTTGATCCTAACACAGTCAGCAAAGTTTGGATCATTGAGAACAATACAACTGGTGGTCAGTCAATCATCATAAGCCAAGGATCTGGCACAAACATCACGATTGCAAATGGTAAGTCTAAAATCATTGCAACTGATGGCGCTGGAGCAGCGGCTAATGTAGTTGAGCTTTCAGAAGACTTATCAATCATCGATCTGTTTGTTGATAACGATCTTACCGTTGATGGCGATATTAAAGCTGGCGGCGGCGATGGCGCAGTTACATTTACAGCAGCAGGGTCTATTAAATTTGTAGACAATGATGCGGCTGCACTTGTTTTCGAGGAAGCTAACAACGCTTACATGACATTTGTCACAACAAATGGATCTGAGGCAGTTCAGTTTGATAAAAATGTTGATATCAATGCAAACTTAGATGTCGATGGCGGCACGATCAAGCTGGATGGTAACTATCCTGTTGGTACTGACAACGTGGCGTTGGGTAATGCTGCACTTGATGCATTAACTGGTGGCTCGTATAACACCGCCATTGGAGCGAGCTCTCTTACTGAAAACACATCAGGTGATCTAAATGTTGCGGTAGGTAGCGGTTCTCTTGGGGGAAACACTACGGGTGTTCAAAACTCAGCTTTGGGCACTGGCGTAATGGTTTCAAACACAACAGGCAGTTATAATACGGCGATAGGCAGAGGCACACTGGCAAACAATACCTCCGCATCTAATAACACGGCGGTGGGTTATCAGTCTCTTTTTTCAAGTGCCACCGCCAGCAACAATACCGCTGTGGGGTATCAGGCGGGGTATACGAACACTTCAGGGTATTACGGCACTTTTATTGGCAGAAATGCGGGGTACAGCAACACAACCAACGAACGTAATACCTATGT